ACACTATCTTGAACCACAGTGGTACGTCATCTAACAGATCATCTTTCACTTTACTATCCTCAACTTTCTACTCTTCTTCAAATGAATAAAATCTAGTGGGGTAGGCGCAACCAGCGGAGTCAAACAGTTGTTACACTGAGCATCCAATGCATAGAATGTCAACTCGCCTTCATCATCGAACTGTGCTTGAATCATCATCCAATCTGATCCGCATACCGGACACTCTCTAGTCGGTTTCATGACTGTGCAGACTGACTAGTAGGTCTAGTGGGTACTGACCAGCCTCGCCTGGTACGTGATCTCCACACTCTATCTTTTCAACTCGTGGAGCGTAGAACGACACGGTGGTATGCCATTGGACATTGAACTCAAACTCAATGTCCCCGATGTACGTGTCTAGCGGGAACTGTTGTAGAAACGCTATCAGTTCACGAATGTTCTGGGGGCTGTCTGTTATCTTTACTAGCATGGCATTCCTAACTCGTTCCACTTGACTTCGCATGACCAACATATAATTAGATCATCTTCTATTACTACTAGATCGCTACAGTACGGGCACGTGAGTGGTGTCTTATGCACTGTGACTCCTATGTAAGTCGGTTACTATCTCTTCTATCACTGCGTACAGCGGAAGGTGGGTCATGTCTTGCACCGCCAAGAACGCTATCACGAACGCATGTACAGACTGTACCACACTTGTAGCCCTCGTGTCAAGTAGCATGTTAACCATCTCTCACCACCAGTACCACTGCCCCGGCCTGCTCTAGGGCTTCCTTGACCATGAGGGCGTAGATCACAGACTCCTTCTGCTCTTCACCAGTCATCTTGAGCAATGAGTATAGATGAATACGTAAGGTCAGGAAGTCATCGTTGTCGATGATCTCCAACCGCAACTTGTCATTGGGGACGGGCACAGACTTGAACGCCCGCCTCATCTCATCAGTATAGTACATTCTTCTCCATGGTCAGGCTTTCCCAGAGGTCAGCCCAATCCTCTCCCGTCTTGTGATTGTTGAAGGTGGCGTCAATCTCTCCTTCATTTAGATAGACACCTCCCCATACTCCCCAATCCTTGGATGACACTCCAGTATAAAAGCATTCTCTCTGCACCGGGCACTGCATACATATGTTGTCTACTGACTTCCTGATTTCTGGCTTCTCTTCGTATGTATCGTAGAACCACTCAGGGTCTTGACCACGACAGTTGGCCGCATCAGTCCACTTCACAATACACGCTGCCATGAATCAGGGACTTCCCAGCCTTCACGCTCCGGTACGATGCGAGTGACAACGTGCCACTTCCCATCCTTGAACGCCCCGTTCTGCTTGAGCCAACCAGCATTGTTGCGCTGATACACTAGCAAATCCCAGCCGTCCCACTTCACGTGTGACAGATTGGCAACTACCTTTTCCATTTTGGCAAGTGATTTAATCTGCATGTCGTTCCTAGTATCTAAAGACATGAACATCTTTGTCCATGTTCTCTGCTTCATACCCCAGGGCGGTATTGCGCTGAGGTGGGTTGACCAGGGCTACTACAGCATCGACGCTGGCCCACGGTACATCTTTGGGTGACACGTGCTGGTAGTTGATACTACGTCCTCGTGCCTTGAATGATGACTCTGCTAGATTAACGAACTGGCGTGCTATATCGTTCGTCTTGAACGGCCCTGCCAGGTAGAGCATCATCTCTGTATCTTCTCCTAGGTCGGACATGATAACGCCCATGGCTCGTCTGAATACCTGGGCGTTATCAAAGTCCTTACCTCCGCTAATCAGAACTTTCATCTGATTCAGCATCTTCTAGTGCTGTTACTTGCTTCTGCAACTTCAACACTTGCAGTTGGAGATCAAGATTAGCCATCTCCATCTCTGCCGCCTTGTTGCGGAAGTAGTCTACTACCATCTTTAGATCGTCGTCGTTCATTTACCCTCCTTCAGATTGTCTAGTATGAACAGTATTTTGGTCAACTCACTCCTTGGAGCCTCAATAGCATTGTACACTACTGCGGCCTCAAAGTCAATGTTCTCATCTTCATCGACGGGTGCTACCTTGACAGAGTTATCATCAAGCCAGTACGCCTTGCTTTCAACAATGATGATGCGAGTTGCACCTTCTTCATCTTCCCCTTCGGCCAGAGCCTCTAAGATAGATTCTAAATCTTCTTGAGACAGTTCCATCCCATTGAGGTCACGCTCTAGACGCGACACAGCCCTGGTAAGGAATGCCCCTATGCTTATTGCGGTCACAGTGATCACAACCAGCGCCACTATCGGCCACATCTTAACTCTCCGCACTCGCTACCGCCACCACGATCTCAGACAGAACATGCTTCATGTTAGAATCAAGATCGTCGCCGGGGGCAGTAGACCTAGCATTCAAAGTAATTTCAACATCGTCGTCTGTGAAGGATACGTCAATGTATCCAGCCTGCCAGAGTTCATTTACATTGCTGAGGAAGTGAGAGTATTGTTCCTTCCATACGTTGGGATGAAGTTCTTGACATTTTTCTGGCACCATCTGGTACAGAGTGTCGCCGTTCTCATCAATCCCCGCCTCTACCAGCGAGCCGTCAGCAACCATCTGCTCTAGACTGTCATCCATCTTTACGAACCAACCATTCTGCTATAGAGGTCAGTATAGCATACTCAGGCTCAGATAGTGTTGACAGATCACAGTTGAGTGCCTCTTCAGACAGCCCCAAGCGCATCTCTTCATCCACTACTGTGACCTCTAGCAGACCCTTCTGCCACAAGTCATTGACAGTCACGGCTACTAGATCGTCCCACGCCTGTCCCATCTCAGGAAAGTCTTCTCTATACTTATCTGTGATGGCAAACCTACTACCTGTTGGCGTAGTCATTTCAACAAGATATCCATTCTTGAGCATCCAATCAACTCTTTCATCTTCATTCATACTCTGTGATCTCCAATACTACTCGTTCTGTTGGTGGCATTAGGTTGTAGTGTGCCCAATTAATCAAGTCTCGCACTACGCATCCTGGCCGTGGGCCTCGTGTTGAGAATACTTCTTCATCGTCTATGTACAGCCAGCCATGCCACTTGCCCATGGCAGCAGGAAGTACGACTACCCTCATCATACCACATCTAGCCTTCCAAGCCAAGCCAGAGCCTCTTCCTTCTGCTCTGGGGTGTACGGCACTGGCTCTTCCTTCACTTCATCCTTCCCAGGAACCCACGTGTGTACCTCTATAACTTGATTGATGTTGCGTGGTGTCTTGCTGATAGCGTTATAGATAGCGCCAGTGACAGCATCGGACAAGTCCTTGCTTGCCTTGCGCGGGTGGTCTACCTTGTTCTTAACTACTTTAAGAGCAAGCATCTCCTGTAGCAGCGTGTCGTCGCGGGGAATGAGGACTCGCTCTTCATACAACATCATAGCAAAATCTTCGTAATGCTTCTTGGCAACGCTCAGTGTATCAGCCTTGAATCCTCTATCATTCAACTCTCTAATCAAGTCGAAACTTCCCCACCTGTCGAATGAGATGAAGCCTATATTGATTCCTCTTGCTCGCAGATCAATGATCCAGCGCTTCACTTCTGACAGGTCTACCGGCCCTTCGACCTTCGGCTCCCACCATGCTAGCATATCGACTACTACGAATGGAACAGTTTCTTTATAGCCGTGAGGCCCCTCCATCTGAGTCCACTTCTCAACGTGTGCCAGGGCCACAGCACACTTGTCCTGCTGCTGAGCGAGGTCAGCGTGTACGTAGTAGGTGACGTTAGGGTCGGGCTTCCATGACTCTTCGATGCGCCTGTTTCTGTCTACAGGATTACGAATAGCCATTGCCATCTCTATCTTCTCTACATTCCTGAAGAAAGAATCAGATGAGATATCGCTGGGCATGCAGGCGTATCTCTGTAGAGCGTCTATCTTGTTACGGAAGAACGCATTCTTATAGTCTTCAATATGCCTTGTAGGATTAACGTCCCAGGACGGCCTCTTGATAGCCCAGATATCAGGAAGAATATATGACTTGATATGATCTTCTTCCCAGTCTATTTCAAATGTATTGTCTTCAGTTGGAGGTAGGTCTTCGTTAATGATATATGTATGACTCTTCTCAATTACATCTTTCTCTACTACCGCTTCATTATATTTGACAGTAATGAAGTCATTACGGTGACGAGGGAATGATAGTAGGGCCACACAACCTACCCCACCGGGGAAGCGTGAGTCTACCGATGCACGGAACGCTTCGTAAATATTCTTAGCAGACTTGCCGCCCTCGTTGAGGACGCTGCCCTCTCCGAATCCACTAATCTCGTCCAGCACAGCCACGAGCAGGTTAAGCCCCTCGTGTGACTCTCGCTCTGAGTGACCTGAGTATGCTGTGACAGACTTGATAAAGCCAATTGATTCTTGAGTATCAGAATACTTACCGGCGAACCAAGGCGATCTTGAAATCTTGTTCTTAAGCCCCTTGAAGAATACGTTACGAGCCTGCTGCGCGTTGATAGCGATGTTGATAAGGTCAATGGCGTCACCGCTTGGCTTGCCGTAGTATGCAGCAGGGTCTTTGAGACATAGTAGTTTATACACTACGTATGACACAGCGACGGTAGATAGCAAGTCCTTGCCTGAGTTGGCAGACAGTGGCCCATTGCCAACGTAGAAGCCTGTGTCCGGTACCGTCTTAGACCAGTAGGCTCCATAGGATACCTGCTCTATCTTCTTAATAGGAACAAGGTAATTGTCG